ACCACTATAATTTTGGAAATAAGCTTAGTCCAGAACACAAAGAAAAATTGACTCAATCCCGTAAAGGAAAGAAACACTCTGAAGAAAGCATACAAAAGATGAAGGTTGCTCAACTTGGTGAAAAACATCACTTCTATGGGAAGAAACACAATCCGGAAACTCGTAAAAAAATAGCAGAGTCCCTTCGTGGTGTGAAACATTCAGAAGAACGCGCGTCAAAAAGAATTGGTGTGAAACGTCAAATTCAATTCTCTGATGAGGGAAGACAAAAATTGCGTGAATTACATACGGGAGAAAAAAATTCAAGATTCAAAGGATATGTTATTTGTGTTTCGGGACAGTATGTTGGCCAACGTAAATCAATTCGTGAATGGACAGAGACGTTAGACACTTTCCCATCATGTATATCGGCACATCTTTCAGGTCGGGAATACAAAAAAGGTATTCGTGGAAATTTTTTCAAATGGGAACACGAACTTTGATTTGGTAAATTCAATTCACTTTCGTATATTGTAGTCATAACTAAACCAACATATACGAACGATAACAAATGCAAGATACACTTTCGGAATACGGACATACGTTTCAAACAAAAGTTATTTCCTGTCTTATCAGTGATAAGGCGTTCTTGGGACAAGTCAGTGATTTATTAGAACCTGGATACTTTGAATCCCAATCCAATAACTGGATAGTAGAACGTATTTTAGATTACCATCGTAAGTTCAAATCTCAACCAACCCAAGAAGTTTTCAAATCTCTTCTCGTTCCGATTGAAGATAAACTACTCCGTACTGGAATTGTAGACAATCTCAAAGAGGCGTATAAACTTCAAAATTCACCTGACTTGGAATATGTCAAGAGTGAAGTGATAGAGTTCTCGAAAAATCAGCGTATGAAGTGTGCGATTTTGGAATCGGTTGATTTGCTGAAGAATGGTAAGTTTGAACAGATAAAGAAAAAAATTGATTCGGCATTGAAGGCTGGTAGTGATAAGGACATAGGACACGTCTTCAAACTTCACGTTGAAGAGAGATATAGTGAAGGTGCAAGAACTTGTGTTGCCACAAACTGGGGCGTAATAAACGATATAATGACGGGAGGTTTGGCGGGTGGAGAATTAGGCGTTTTGGTCGCTCCTGCCGGTGGTGGTAAGAGTTGGGGTCTAATCAATCTTGCTGCAAATGCCGTAAAACAGGGAAAAACCGTTATTTACTATACTCTTGAATTGAATGCTTATTATGTTGGTAGACGTATTGATGCGTATCTCACAAAGATACCATTTCAGAATCTCGGAGAAGAACATTCTCGCGAGAGAATCCAAGAAGTGATGGAAGGACTTGAAGGTAATCTCATTATCAAGTATTACCCAACACGAACCGCATCAATAACGACTCTGACCTCTCATATTCAAAAATGTATAGATCAGGGACAAAAACCAGATATGATTGTTCTTGATTATGCCGATCTTATCCGTCCTGCAAAAGCTAGTGATAAAAGATTGGAACTAAATGACATCTATGAAGACCTACGTGGTGTTGCTGGTGAGTATGATATTCCAATTTGGACTGCATCTCAATCTTCACGCTCATCCACCGACGACGAAGTAATTGAAGGAAACAAGGTATCTGAATCTTACAATAAAATTATGATTGCGGATTTTGTTATGTCCCTCTCTCGTAAGTTGAATGATAAGATTGGTGGAACAGGACGATGGCACATTATCAAGAACCGATTCGGCCCTGATGGTATGACATTCCCAAGTAAGATAAATACAATGACGGGACATATTGAAATCTTTGAACCTAACTCTGACATCGGTAAATCTGTTTCACAATCTATGACCGGTGAAGGTATGGTAAAGAAAGCTCTTTCACAGAAGTTCAAGGAATTAGAAGGGTTCTGATATTTATTGATATACAACAATATCGGAGCAGTTATGTCATACCTAAATATACCAATCCCACCAATAGACGCAATGGTACGTGGGAATTTCTTACGAGATCAACGGGACTCACACGATAAGAAGTTCCCCTGTATCATTTTTGGAATGGCATCAATTCCAGCACAAGCCCCACTCTTTCACTTTGTTATGCAAGACGGTGGAATTTGGTGGAGGATGCCAATACACGCTTTCTCTTGGAAAGAAGATGCAATAGAACAACCACTTGATGAGTTAGTCTTATGGGACTCATTCTCGTATCACGTTGCAGCAACTCAATTCCCTTATCTCAAAAACAGGAATATGACATTCATTTCCCGTCGGAGAGAAAAATACAAGGGAAGATACTTGTTCACATTAGATTGGGGTGCATCAACAGATTCAGGTGATACAGACTTTTTATTCTCTGAATACCCGTCTCAACATAAGTGTGGCCACGTTCTTGCGATGGACAATGGAAACTTTGCGATACAACCAAACAATCGTCTTTTACTCCACGACCCTTCATTCACAACAAAAGAAGACGTGGTAATAAACAGAATGTATAATAACACTCTTTGGACTGCTGAAAGAAATCCAAGATGGGTAACTCCTGAAACGGATAATATGCAGTATGACCACACCGATTTAGAAGCTGGTGAGTCAAATGAAAAAAGGTCAAAAGAGTATGATGAGAAACTAAATGAAAATACGGATAAGCCATCTAAACGGAAAGTATGATAATGAAACAGGTGCAGACCTTTGTGAAGTGTTTGGAACACCCGAAGATGAAACCTACAAAGAACTTTTTGAAAAAGGATGGCTACCAACAAAAAACGGAGAATGGTATCAATCCCGTTCTTCTCGTGTAAAGATAGATGAGTTATCAGGAACTCGTCGGTATGAAGTTAGAAAGTTGAAGGTATCAAATGAAGGTGATTGGGAAAAGATATTTGAAGAAAGTAAGTTTCTTTACCCCGATTACCAAGAAGATTATATCAGAACTTGCCTTTCATTCAACCACGAGATTTATTACTTTGATGACTCTGTGTTTGCGGTTCTAAATTGGTTTGATGATATTCCATTCTTCTCAACCGTAGTCGGTGGTAGAATGAAGAAAAATGGAATAACTCCCCTAACTTGTTATTACTTCATCCATAAACTACTTGGACATTCGTACCCTTATTTGTATATTAGTGAATGGTATGAACAGTTCAATTTCAAGGCAAACTATCCTAACTTTGAATGGTGGGATGGGGAAAAATGGGTAAAAAAATAATTCAGAAAATCACCGATTTTTTCTTTCAAACTTCATACTTATCTCTATACGATTCAACTTTGGAATCAAAAATAAACGTTTTTAGAAAAAAAATAATCGGAGACAACTATGGATATTAGCAACCGAATTCTTTCGGATATTACTGTATTCCAAAAATACGCGAAATACTTACCCGAACTGAATCGGAGAGAGACGTGGGAAGAGTTGGTGACAAGAAATAAAGAAATGCACCAAAATAAATACCCACAACTTCATGATGAAATTGAATCTGCGTATAAGTTTGTCTACGATAAGAAGGTTCTTCCGTCCATGCGATCACTTCAATTTGGTGGTAAGCCAATTGAAATCAATCCATCAAGAATCTATAACTGTTCTTATTTACCGATTGACGACTGGCGCGCCTTTGGTGAAGTAATGTTTCTTCTTCTCGGTGGAACTGGTGTAGGTTTCTCCGTTCAAAAACATCACGTTGAAAAGCTACCACCAATTCACAAACCAAAGAAAGACCGCGAACGTAGATTCCTCGTCGGTGATTCTATTGAAGGTTGGGCTGATGCAATCAAAGCCGTTGTAAAGTCATACTTCTTTAGCGGTTCATCACTTCGTTTTGACTATTCAGACATTCGTCCAAAGGGAACTCGTCTCATCACATCAGGTGGTAAGGCACCAGGACCAGAACCGCTTCGTATTTGTATTGAGAAAATTCGATCTATCCTTGAACTAAAGCACGATGGTGAAAATCTAACTCCATTAGAAGTCCACGATATTATCTGTCATATTGCAGATGCGGTTCTTGCTGGTGGTATTCGTCGTGCTGCTCTTATCTCTCTTTTCTCTGCTGATGATAACGAAATGATTTCGTGTAAGTTCGGTGCTTGGTGGGAATTGAATCCTCAACGTGGACGTGCGAATAACTCAGCAGTATTACTTCGCAGTAAGATTACCGAAGAGTTCTTCAAGGAGTTGTGGAAGAAGATTGAACTTTCAAACGCAGGTGAACCAGGAATTTACTTCTCAAACGATAAGGATTGGGGAACAAATCCATGTTGTGAAATTGCACTTCGTCCATTCCAAATGTGTAATCTGTGTGAAGTAAACGCATCAGATGTGGTGGACCAACAAGATTTAGAAGACCGAGTTCGTGCTGCCGCATTTATCGGAACACTCCAAGCATCATACACCGAGTTCCATTACCTCCGTCCAATTTGGCAAAGAACTTGTGAAAAGGATGCACTTCTTGGAATCGGTATGACTGGTATTGGTTCAGGTGTAGTGCAGAAGTTAGATGTCAAAACTACTGCAAAGATTGCAAAGGAAGAAAACGAAAGAGTTGCAAATCTTCTCGGTATCAATAAAGCTGCAAGAGTAACTTGTATCAAACCATCAGGAACAACATCATGTGTTCTCGGTACGAGTTCAGGAATTCATGCTTGGCACA